GTGGTCGCAAAGTTATCATCTAATTGTGATAAGGGGATAGTTCCCGAAGCGTTTTTAAAACTGTATGGTACGGGCATAAGTTATCCTACTGAAAAGTGTTTATTGTTTGCCAAGAGAAAGGATTTCCCCATAAGGTGACATTCCCATAAATATTTGTCCACTCAACTTGTTCGTTATTAGTATTAACCCAACTGACACTAGCGGCTTGTTGGTTGTTATCTATTGCCGTCCAGTTTGGTATTTGAACATCAGTTCCCCAGTAAACAAGGTCACCGTTATCGTTCATCCAACCTATCGCATCGCCTGAAAGATTCGTCCAAATAGCATCTTTGAGGATTAGTCCCCAACTCGAAGTTTGAGCGGTATCAACAGGGTGCCAACCGCGTAACACATACTCAAAAGTGGCGTTACCACCAGTATACAGATATGCGCCTGCACCGCCAAGTAAAGTATAATCGATACCCGCTTGACCAGAAACATAGGTTAAGGTCGCTGCGTTTCCTGTGTAACTGTATACTCCAGCAGAAGCGATTAGCTTTTTGCTAAGTGCAAAACTTGCCGCTATACCTGTATAGCTATACGCACCTGCGTCCCCTGTTAGGGAATAGATTACCGGAGGTATTGCACCTGTAAACGGTAGATCAGCAAACCCCGATTGCGCAAACATCAGATAATCTCTGGCTCAGGTACTAAATCAGGAACAGATGGGTTGACACCCTCGTTATAAGCCACCCGTGCCGCTGTCAGACCTGCCTCTGGTGTCGTCTGATTATATTGACTCATGTAGCTTTGTAGCGCCCCGTTGATAACAAAAACTAAGTAATCATCGTTAGTATTGATAACGCTCGGTGAAGGCACATAACCCAACGCCTGAGCCACCAAATTAGCATCAACGGTTAAGCCGATTTGTTCAGCTCTACTTATTAATGTTTGGCTCAATACAATGAGTTGTTGTTCTTGTTCGTTAGTTAATAGTCCAGCTAACACCCAAGCATGGAGCATGTCCACGTTTTGAGCTATACTTAAATCTAGCGAGGCAGGTGTTAGATTACCTTGTAGCAAGTCAAGCAGAGTCAGAGCAATAGAGCGTAATGGGCTTGCTGGCGTAGAGGCTTGGTCATTAATAGCCGCCCGCATGCCTGTTTCTGCGCACCAAATGGCAAACTTATTAACGGTAATGCTACCTGACGTTACGATGTCTTTTCTATTTAACGCATTAGCAATCCCCCGATAGTCATTTGCTGTCACTAAGGGCGCGAGTTCATTTGCTAATGTACCTGTTTGTATTTCTTCTAGTAATGTCATGTTACACCAGTAAAATTGATTTTAGAGTTCCACCATCATTAGCGTAAAGTTTTAGGGTGGAGTCTGTTGTGTTCTTCCACATACAACTAAATCCATCCGGTATGTTTGTGGTGGTAGGCGCAGAAGCGGAACTAAAAAACTTCTCGCAAATAGGTTTTAATGCACCACTACCAGCCGCTTCCGAAGTTATTTGATGGTTATTAGCATTAGTTGTAAAAGTTAAGCGGCTGTAATCTGAAACAGAGGTGTAAGTATTATAAAGCCTGAAAGTCTGAGCGTTGGTTGAGTTACGTTGAGCGAGGGTGTTGGCTGCGTCTCTATCTAAACGCAAATCTGTTGGTGAGTTTGAATCAAAATTTGCATTTGACCAAGAAATTCCATAATTTCTAGCTAGTTGCATAGTCTCACCAAATATAAGACTCACTATATTACCGGTACTCTGCATAAGAATTATGCTGTTAGTTGACCACGCTGATATGCGAAACGCATCATTCGGACCAAGTAATTTACCAGTCTTATCAACACCAAACGTACTACTCCCCCCAACTTGCAAGTCCATCAACTTACTTGTACTACCACTATTAGTATTGGTTACATTAAGTTTAATGGCGGTCGGATTACCTGCCGCATTGTTCCAAGTTTGACTTAAATTAACTAAAGAACCTGCTCCAGTACCGGTTGCCAATACTGTGTCAGCAACCGTCAGTTTATTAACAGCAGATGCTCCACCTATACCTAAGTTACCAACCGCATCGAGATAAACAGCCCGTTCAGCCGGATAAACACAAGATACGGTTGCACCGGTGACTACTGTGATTTTAGTTGTGCCTCCAGCGGACGAGTAGAGTACGGTGTCACGGCTTAGTGTAGTTCCTGATAAGGTATACGTACCAATACCAACCTCGGAGTCTAACCCGCTTTTGATACGGTAATAAGTCGTATTGGTGTTTCCGATAGCAGCGAAACTTTGAAAGCCAGATACTGCACCGCTAAGTGTCAGCGTACCGGTACCCGTTGTACTGGTAGTTTCTTGAACTAAATCTGCGAAGACGAGAGCCATGTTTTAAGGTCCTACGCTAAAGACACCATTAGTGCCATCCAATGTGACGGTAAACGTATCACCATTCGTTCCGCTCATTATAATAGAAGAACCATAATCCCAATAACCGACCAGCGCATTGCTGGCTGTCACATCGTAAAGAACCGCGTATCTAAAAGTAAAGCCCACACTTGAAGCTGTCCATGTTGCAGGTGAGGCTAAAACTAATTTGTAAGTGCCTGATGTTTGAGCAGAGCTTGTTACAGAACACGCATTACCACCCGCAGTATAACCGCCGGCAGTGGGCAGGTCGCTAATATCCGCAAGCACAGCATCAGTTGAGGGTACAGGTGTTCTGTTTGTTAACGCTATTTTCCAAGTGTCTGAACCTGCATTAATCCCTTCAACCAGTGCTTCAACACCTGAGTTATATTTTGCAAAAGCTGCCATGTGTATGTCCTGTTATAATGCTTTAAGTGGTATTTTAGTTTGACCGTCACGATAAGCGTCACCTCTTTCTAGTCCGTCACATAGGCGTTTGAGTTGAGCGAGAGCTTCTTGAAACTTTTGCTCATAGTAACCCACCATATCTTGCTCACCTTTCATATAGATGATCGCCTCGCGTAATGACCCATATAATAGCACGGGATCATAGTTATCGCTTAACCATGTGGTGCCTGAAGATGCAGTTGTTATTGACTCTGGGTAGTAGTAATAGTGCAACTCGACCGGATAATTCGCATTAGGGGTAGGCGCTAAGATGATAGACAGTTCGGATAAGTTAGATGATTGCGGACCGAAGATACCGTAGTATTTGGGCAGACCGACATCAGTAGGTCTAGGATACGCTTCACGCATGTAGCTGACATCTTTGTCTAACAGATAACTATAGTCACCGGTACTGTTAACCACTGCGATAGAATACACAGACAGAAAGTCATCAGGGCAAGACAGATACTTATTAGAGGTTGTCATAGCGCCCATCACGTTCTTTCTCAGCACAGGTATCTGTACCGAGTTATAGACGCGCTTCTCGCACTGCTCGATGAAGAGATCGAGGTTCGCTATGAACGAGGGCTCATAGGACTCTGAGAAATCTTGAATCGCTTGCTTAAGTTCAGCGTACGTCACGCCATCGGACCTCTTGCCGTTTTCCCTTTAGTCGCACAACCATTACCGCGTGTTACCACACCGGAAGTTTTAGTGCCCGTTTGCGGATAACCTGAAGAGTTAGGCACAGGTACAGACTTAGGGTTTGATGAGTCGATCGCTTCTTTCGTGTTACTTTGTTTAGCCATTGTTTTTGTCCTCTATTATTCGGTTAATAAACTTCCACCATTCTCTTGAACTAAATACCCTGCAATCAAACCCATCTCAGTTATTGCTGGATCTTGCCATAATAAAGACGGACTAAGATGTACGCCAGTCTCAGGACTATCCGGTCTTGGTTCTCTGACCGCTTGCGGATCGACAACCGGATACTGACCTAAACGTAATTGTGGGTGGCTAGGCTCCCAACATCTTGAACAAACTTTAATATTTGTTCGGTTATCTTTTAAGGTGATCTTTTTAAGCGTGCTAAGGCGAACCCACTCCGCGCAACGATCGCACGACGACTGCGTGTACTTTCCTGAGCTATACTTTATAGCCACTACCTAAGCATCCTAGGGACGACAAGCAAAGATGCCTTTTCTCGGTCCTCTTGCGCGGCAATGTCAAACGCTTCATCATAAACTGCTTTGAGCATAACGCTACGATTAGGATCAACGCCAGGTAACTTCATTGATAACTGATACGCCAACCCTGCGATTAGCGCAGGTAAGAATCTAAACGGTATGTCTTGTGTATTGCTTGCATTACCGGCATCTTGGATACGTCTTAAGCGCCAATAGACGAATGTGTAGCTATCGTTATTCGGTTTAGGCCATACGTTGATTTGTGGTATTTGCGCTTGTCTGTTTATCCAAACTTGCACAGGACGTGCCGAAGTATTCTTAGCAGGTATAGTAGCGTAAGTAGAACTAGAAATACGAGATAAGTTGATATCCACTTGAGTAGTACCGGTACCTGTACGTACCACTTGATCAAGCAAATCGATAGTGTCGGATGGTAAATCATACGTACCAATGTTAGTCAGTAAAGGGATAGAGCCTTGTTCTATGAGCCATAACGAGATTCCTTTGTTCGCCCACTCTATCAATAGTAAGTTAAGAGAACGCCTAGCTATTTTAAAATCGTAGCCCGACCTAAGTTCATACGAACAGCGGTCTGCCGCGTCATCAAAAATTTCGGAAAGCTCCAAGTTGAACGTAGCGGTATTCGTCGTTGTCATTTCTTAGCCTGTTTAAACTTAGTGGCTGGAGGAAAGCTTTTGGCAACCCCTCCTTTTTTGTACAAGTCTACACTATTCGGGTTGTCCTTACGAACAATCTTCTTTGGAATTTTACTTGGGTTAATGTCGCCCATTCCTCTGCTAGACATCATCGTGTTTGTCCTGTTTAATATCCGGGTTGAACCCAGTATACGCCTCGTTTGATAAGCATAATTACGCTTGCAGAAGACATAACTTTATTGACACCCGCTGATAATTGAATGCCACCTGATACACCACCGCCAAAATTGTTTGTAATGGTAATTGCTTGACTGGTGCGTAACAAAACAATGATATCGCCTTCAGCACCGCCCGTTATAGTGTCTAAAACATCAGACGCGCCACCTTCCCCTCCAACAATAATAGAGCTATTAATTGCGTTTGTTGCGTCTAAAACACCACTACTTATGACAATTGGGGTGGTTGACTTGCCAAAAGACTTTGTATTGAGACCATCGCTTTCTATTGTTCCAAGCGTGTATAAGGATTTACTTGTTTGAGCGCCCGTTATTGAACAATTCCTTGCTGTTATTAATGTTGCATTAGCATCGCATTTAATACCATAAGTCATTAAGGTATCTGTATTGACTATTGAAGCATTGTTGATAGAAACAGTAGAAACAACACTAGGAGCAAACAACATGCCAAATTTATTAGTTGACGCTAATTGTGCTACATTTGAAATTGTTAAATTTGAAAACTGACCTTTTCTATAAGACGTATATCCTTCAATTGCAGGGCCTCCACAGTTATCAATAATAGCACCATCAACAATAGTTCCAGTGGCGTTAATAAAAATACAGCCTCGCTCTATCCTACTAACAGGCGTTGGATCAGCATAGCTTCCACTATTTGTATTTCTAAGTGTTATGTTTGATATATAGGCATTAACTGCACTACTATCAATATATACGCCTTCTCCAACAACATCAACGGCACTACAATCAATAAAATTTGTATTAACAGACCTATTTTGAAAACCAGCACCAAGTCCACCAATGGTTTTGCAGTTTGTAAAAGTGATCCCGTCACCATCTTCGTGGGTATCAAAACCAGTTCTTAAGGCATTGATTGAAATACCGTTAGATATCAAAGATGACATCACAGTCCCATAACCTAATGTAGTCCATGCGCCTGTTGTGTAAGCATGTCTACACCTATCAGCAAAAATAGATGTTATATTTAATCCTTTGTTTGCACCCAACTCAACAACCACATAACCAAAATCGGTCACATCATTAGACAGCATGTTATAGCCTTGCATGTTGTTAATAATAGTATCGTAACATCCGGCTAGTTGTATGCCTGGGGAAGGCGATCCCTCTACGCGGACACTGTTTAATTTTAAATTTAAACAGTAGGTGAAATAAGTTAATGCCCGTCTATAATTAACTGTATCTGTGCATTTTAAAGTGATATTAGATATTGTTAAGTTTTCTAAAGGTGTGATTTTTCTAATCAATGCGGTGTCAGTTGTTAAATAAGAATAACGCAAACTACCCGCAAAACTAATCACATCTCCAACAATAGTTTGGATTCTCCACAGCTCGCCTGTTTTACCTGTAATGTCAACGTATGGCATAGCGGCTTCTGATTGCACCAATACAATATCACCCGCTGTAAAGTTAGCGCCTTTTCCTGTTGTTAGCGCAACAGACGCGCTTCCTTTCAATGCGTTAGATGCAAGTGTATTAGTCAAATCTGTTGATATAGAGCCGGTGCTTGTGGAAATTAAATAAGCCAATGCGCCAGTTTCCAAAGTAGTTAGACCTTCAACCCCAACCCATGATTGATTGCTTACAGGTATCAAAGGAGATGTTATTTTATAACGATCACCTCCAAATTTAATCTCTTTTGCGCCTGAATTTATAGCGGCTTGTAGATAAGTTGTGCAGTCTGTTGTCGCTGTGTTAGTGCCTACTGGAATAAAATCCCATACTGAAACAGTATCCTTATTTTTAGCATCAACTGTTCGAGCAACTGAACCTGTGCCAGTTTGCTGAAAACCTACCAAACCAGCGCCAGTTGTTGCGGCTAAGGCGGCAAGATCAGCCTTTAAAACCAATTGCCCATTGACTGTAACCGTATCGGCTTTAGGCGCTAATCCTGCGTTTAACTGCGCGGTAGTGACAAACCCTGATCCACCGATTAACTGGTCAGGGGTAATCTTCTCAGTCGTACCGTTATGGACAATAGGAATATAGTCTGATGCAGGGGTTACACCTGTCGAGCTTGGTAATCCAGAGATTTTTACATCAGACATATAGGGTTCCTAATTAAACGTACTTACATTTGGTTTTGCCCTTAGAGGCAATACCGTCACCGCGACCAGAAGTCAAACCGCCTTTAGCCATGCATTTGGTTTTAGGCTTCTCTGTGGCTGAACCACCTTTAGCGTAACATGAACCGCCTTTTTTCATTTTCTTTTCAGACTCTTCGCCTTTAGCGTATTGCATCGGGCTGATCTTACCAGACTTGATTGCTTTAGCTTCTTTCAGTTCTTCAGAAACAGTTTCTTTACCTTTAAACAATTTACTTTTCATCTCGCCACCTTGGTTAAATTTTTTGCCTTTATCGGCAGATACAAATTCTTTTCCTACACTTTGCGGTACACCTGCTTTCTTAGCGAACTCAGGACTATGCGCTATTGCTCGCATAAACTTAGCTTGCTTAGCAGATTTACTTGGCACCGCAGTTCCACCTTTTTAACGAGGCTGCTTTACGAGTAGGGTTACCCTTCTCATCTTTCATCGGACCGGGAACCCCTGTCATTCTTGAGCAAAATGACTTACGTCTACCTTCGTCCGCTTTGGTTTTAGGGTGTGGTGCAGGTGCTTTCAAGTTTGATCCGGTTGCTGAATTATAAGCAGCGCGACCTTTAGCAGTCAAACCTGCACCTTTCGATACAGGTAACTTTTCGCCTCGACCAACCGATAAGACTGGAGCCTTTTTAGTTGCCATAATTATACTTTAAGAAAGTTGATTATCCATGCGACCAGACTACCGATCGCTGCACCAAACCCGCCAACCAGCATCATCACCTTCCAACCACCTTGAGCCTCGGCAAGTGTCTTGTTAATATTCTGAAGAGACTTTTTAACCTCTTCCATATCATCACTCATCTTGTCCATATCGGCCTGTAGATGTTTGATATCAGAGCCGTGTTCTGCTAGTTCTCT